AATACCTCTGCTGGAGCAACAAAATTTGCGAAAAATTCAATAGATTTTTCCAAATCCGTAAAATTATTATGGGAACACGATTTACAAAAACCTTTAGGTAGATTATCTGAGATAACTGCAACTGATAGTGGCCTAGAAGCATCTTTCAAATTGGCTAAAACTTTCGCTGCCGATGACGCTTTGGAAGAGGCTGCTACTGGATTACGTGACGGATTTTCAGTGGGTGTTTCAGTCGATGCTTGGGAAAATCAAGAAGGTGTTTTAGTAGTTCAAGCATCCAGGCTCATAGAAGTTAGCCTTGTATCAGAACCAGCAATAGATTCGGCTCGAGTAAGTGAAGTAGCCGCATCAGCACAAATTTCCGAAGCAACCGCTTTGGAGGAAACAAATCAGGAGGCCAAAATGGCTGACATTCAGTCAGACGCTCCTGCCGCAACCGAAGCGGTAGAAGCACCAAAGGTCGAGGCAACAAAAGTAGAATTTACTGCTCCAGTTGCTTACGCCAAACCTCGCGTTAATATGAACATTAGCGCAGGACAACATTTGAAGGCACAATATCTTGCAACTTTGGGTGATACCGATGCTCGCGATATTTGCGCAACAATTCAACACGCAACAGTTAGCGAAAACGCTGGCGTTGTTCCAGTTCCATATTTAACAGAAGTTATCGGAATTATTGATTCTCGCCGTCCGTTTATCGGAACTATCGGCCGCCGTTCACTTCCTGCTGCTGGAACTTCTTTCAAAATCCCAACTTTGGGAACTCAAGCAACAGTGGCACAAACCGCTGAAGCAGTTGAAGTTGATTCAACAGACACCACAATCACTTCAACAACAGTAAACGTTGTTAAATTTGCTGGTGCTAATATCGTATCCGCAGAATTGCTAGAGCGTTCAGAGCCAGCATTCTTAGATCTATTAGTTGCAGAATTATCTGCATCATACGCACGCAAAACTGATGCTTACGCAATTGCACAAGCAAAATCCGGTGGAGCAACTTCCGCTGGTGCTGCTGGCAAAGGCTGGGTTGGTGGAATTGCAAAAGGTATTGGCGATTCAACTGGCGTAATGACTTTTGCTCCAAATAATTTGATGATTGATCCAAATGAAATTGCATCCCTAATCGGTGCAGTTGATACTGCTGGACGTCCATTGTTTGCAGCATTACAACCACAAAACGCGGCTGGAAACGTTGCATTAGCAAACGGAATTTCCGGAAACGTAATGGGTCTTTCATTAGTAGTAGATCCAAATACAATCGATGGCGACATCAGCGTTTATCCATCAGGATTTGCTGATTTTTATGAGGCTGCTGGCGCACCAGTGACCCTACGCACCACAGCAATTAGCACAATGGAATTTGAAATTGGCGTTTATGGCTTCTGCGCATTCGCTAACAAATATCCAACTGCTTATCGCAAAGTAGAACTTAACTAAGTTCTTTTAGAAATGCCTAGCGTTGCTCCCGGCGTTAGGCATCCTTCTAGGGAGTAAGAAGAGAGGGCGATATGCCAACAATTATTACCGCAACTCAGTTGCGCAGTGTTTTAGGCGTATCGTCCGCTCTTTATGATGACTCTTACTTAAATCAAATCATTAATACGGCAGAATCAGTCGTTTTGCCATTACTGACAACATATAAATCATTTATTCAGAAAACATCATTAACAGATAATGTCGCAACATTCACCACAGTCGGACAACACGAATTTTCAGAAGGACAATCAGTTGTCATCGCAGCCTGCGGATCACCATATAACGGAACTCGAACAGTGTTGGCAGATAATCTCACTTCTACAACATTCAGCGCATCCATCACTAACGCCGATATTATCGAGGCCAATGTCATTCCAAGTGGAACGGCCACTTTATCGAGCGCTTCAACTTACGTTGGAAATGCAGCAGTCGAGTCGGCAATCTACGCAGTCTCAGTAGAAGTTTTCCAATCACGTTTATCATCTGGCGGATCAATCGAGGGCGTCGATTTCAGTATCACTCCATACAAATTAGGACGCAGTTTATTTAATAAAGTTTCTGGCCTATTAGGTCAATATATGGACGTTGAAGGTATAGCGCAGTAATGCCAACAACTATCCTCTCGTCAATACGAACACCGCTGGCGACTGCTTTATCCTCAGTCGCAGGAAACGTTTATTCGTTCGTTCCTGAATCCGTCATACCTCCAGCGGTGGTCGTTGTTCCAGATTCGCCTTATATGGAATTACAGACAATTAATAAATCAACTTTGCACGTTAAATTAAATTACACAATTACAGTCTGCGTTGCGTATAACAGCAATCCAGCCGCGCTCGACAATATCGAGCAATTAGTTATGAGCGTTTTGGCCGTAATCCCTAACGGATACGTTGTCGAACAGGTCGAAAGGCCAACAATTCAAGCAGTAGGGCAATCGAATCTTTTAGTGGCCGACATTAGAGTTTCGACTTACTACACACAAGCATAAGGAGAACAAATGGCTACAACAGTCATCACAGGTCGAGATTTGAGCCTTACTATTGACTCAAAATCTTACGACGCGCAAGCATTGTCAGTTGCGCTTAATACCACTTTAACTCGCAATGTTTATGAAACATTAGACGGCAAAGTTTGGAAAACAACTGATTACGATGCAACAATGGATCTAACAGTTTTGGCAGACTGGGGTGCTTCAGCAGGTGGAGGCACTTATTCAATCTGCGAATTACTTTGGGATAAAGCAGCAACCGCACCGGATACAGCATTGGCTTATTCGTTTACAGCGGCAAGCGGAGCAGTATTTTCCGGAAATCTTTATCCATCATTTCCTAATCCAAACGGATCAGGCGCAGATGCACAAGAAGTGACATTTACTTTGCAATGCACTGCAAAACCAACTTTAACACTTAGTTAATAACACACCGGGAGCAAAATGAAATTAAAACTAAATATCACATTCGATTCGGGAAGTGAACAGCAAGTAATTGCAAAACTTCCCGAATTCGCTAAATGGGAAAAAGAAACTGGTCATAAAACCAGCAAAGCAGCAGACGTTATTGGTTTATGGGATATGTTGTTTTTGGCATATCACGCAGCCAAAAGAGAAAGTGCTGGAAAGCCAATGAAAAATTTTGATGCTTGGTCAGATTCAGTTGAGTTAATTCGGGTGGTGTCAGATGACTCCCCAAAAGTTTTGAACCCGGAAGCGTAAATCGATTATTAGTTGAAGTTGCAATAGCAACTCAAATACCGATGAGTGAATGGGTCGAAGCAGAACAAGTATTAACAGCAATTGAAATCCTGAAGGAGCGAAGTGGCGGACGGCGTTGAATATAGTCAATTTACGCAACGAGAACTTCGTCAATTGGCAAAACGTTTTAGTCTTATGGGCGAGGATGCAGTAGATGAAGCCAGAAAGACATCCAATGAGTTGGCTGCTATGGCGCTTGGCGAAATCAAGCAGACGGCGCGCACGCGCAAAGTTGCTGCAAAAGGCACGAACAGAATGGTCGATGGAGCGCGAGTTTCCAAAACCTCAAAGACAGGACAACTCAGTTTCGGCTTTGCTTCTCAACGTTTCAGTGGTGGAGCAACCACACAAATGCTTTGGCCGGGCTTGGAATTTGGAAGCAACAAACTTAAACAGTTCCCAAGTTATTCAGGCCGATTTGGTCGCGGATCAAGAGGATGGACTATTTATCCAACCCTTCGCGAGATTCAACCTAAATTAACCGAAGAATGGGTTTCAGCAATGGATAAAGTAGTAAAGGAGTGGCCAAATGGCTAGAGACTGGCGCACGCTTAAATTAGAGATACTTGCTGAAACAAAACAGTTCGCCGATGGAATGAACAAAAGCGAAAAACAGGTTGAATCGCTTGGCGGACAAATAGCAGATTTTGGTAAAAAAGCAGCACTGGCATTTGCAGCCGTTGGCGCTGCCGTTGGTGCATTTGCTTATGCAGCAGTCAAAGCAGCAGCAGAAGATGAAGCAGCGCAGCAAAAATTAGAAGAAACCATACGCGCCACTACAAAAGCAACGGACGAACAAATAGCCGGAGTTCAACGCTATATTGATACCACTTCAATTGCTATCGGTGTCACAGATGACGAATTACGTCCAGCATTTGAAAGATTAATTAGATCTACAAATAGCGTCAGCGAAGCACAAAAATTATTGAACCTGGCATTGGATTTAAGTGCGGCAACTCAAAAGCCGTTGGAAGAAGTTTCAAACGCTTTGGCTAGAGCCTACGATGGCAATTTTACAGCTCTAAGCCGTCTAGGCACTGGCATCGATGCTGGCATATTAAAAACAAAAGATTTTAATAAAGTGTATGAAAACTTGGCTTCCACATTTGGAAATTTTGCAGAAAAGCAAGCGGAAACCACAAAAGTTAAATTTGAACGTATTCGTATTGCGGTAGATGAAGCCAAAGAATCTATTGGCGCTGCCTTATTGCCAGTTGTTCAACAATTATCTGATTTTATATTAACAAGCGTAGTTCCAGCCATTGATTCGTTTGTAGGTGGATTAACTCAGTCCGGTGACCAATCTAAATTTGCCAGTGAAGCTGCTTACAATTTTGGCGAGCAGGTTAGAGGCATAATTAAATTTTTAGTTGATGCAAAAGATGAATTAGTAAAAATTGGTGAAATTATTGCA